TCGGAATCAGGTAAGAAACGTACTACCGCTTCCTGTCCTTCCTGTATGTTCCAATGTGGGTAGATGGCGTTGTCGCCGCCTGTGTTGGAAGTGGAGCGATTCACTTCTTGATCTTTTAATTTCGCTCTTATTTCAGCTAGTGTTGCCATAATGTAAGCCTCCTTGTTTGCCTATGTTTGTTTTTGTTTTGCCTAAATGTATATTAGACATAAAGAATAATATACACACTTATTTATCTTGTGTCTAGTAAAATATTATATTATTTTGGTAATTAGATGCCTGCTAATTTAATGATAGCATCTAGTTCTGTGGATTCTTTTTTAGCATCAGCGGCCGCTTTCTTCATGGGCTCTGTTTTGTTGCCGTCTTTATCTAGATCCAAGAAATCTGGTTTTGATGCTTCGTTCTTTGGAAACTCTTCCGGGAAACTGCCGTATTCTTTCACGTAGTCCTCGTAACTGCCTTTGAATCCTGCCGCCAACGCTTTTTTGTAATGTTCCTTGCTTGGGTCTGCATATTCTGCCTCTGAGAAAAATTCTTCCAGTTGTAAACCTGCTTGTTCAATGGCATCTTTCAGTGTGTATTTCTTGCCACCTACTTCAAACTCGTCACCTGGTTTCATACCAGCCGCTTTGGCCTTGTTCACTGCTTGAGCAAATTCGTTGCCTTCGCCGACTTTTGATTGCATACGCTGTGTTTCGTAATCGTAATCTTCCTGTGCGGCCTTTAGTGCTTCCTCGTGCTCATCACCACCTGGTTGTATCATTTGGGTGGCAAGGTCGCTGTCCACTCTGGCATTGCCTTCGTACTCGTATTCGCCCTGCAAGGATTTAGGATCAACTTTTCCGTTCACTGCTTTGTAGTGTATTTTGCCATATGCTGTCTCGCCATCATCACCATATAACTCATAATCAAATGACCCTTCGTAATCTGTCTCTGGATTTTCGTTTACATCGTCTATTGCTGGTCGCTTGCCCGCTAATACATCAAAATTCTTTCTCAAGTATGTCTCTGCTGTGTTGTACTCTGAACTCACGTAAGCAGATTCACCGTCCTTATCCAACACATCGTATACCATTTTACCGTCATCACCCCTGTACATAGAAACGTACGGTTTTTGTTCTGTGATGTTATCTGCCCAACCTTCAAATGCCTGTTCTTCTTTGGCCTGACCTTTTCTGTCTTTCTTTGGTTCGTATGCTTGTGGATCCATTCTCACTTGTGAAACATATTCTGGATCCTGCTTCATTTTTTTGTAGTCGTCAACATATCTCTTCGCCAATTGGAAAGCAACTTTTTTATCTCTGATGTAATTCTTGTGTGGTTCAAAGAAGGGTTCACCTTCCTGTGCAATCTCGTTGGCAACGCTTGAAGCGAAGTTTGCCACTCTGTCTTGTTCTGGAGTTTTTGTAAGCATTCTCGCCGCAATGTCTCCCAGGATACTTGACAACATTGTGTTCTTGTTTGTGAAGTTCGTTCTCGCCAACATTTGATCAGCGGCAGGATCTTGTCTCAATACCAATTTGTTTTCTGGATCAGCAAGGAATTGCTGTACCATTGGTGCCGCATCAACCGGTGCTGGTATCTCAGCATCTTTTTTAGACAGTGGTTTGTTTTCATCATCAAATTCTTTGATTTCACTCTCTTCTGTTTCTTTCATAATAGAATTAATTAATGGCAATGCCGAATCAATTTTTTCATCAAAATGTTTGAGAGTAAATTTGTCTTGCAGTTGTGTTCTGCTGTCATCGTCTAGTGCTGGTATGTCAGTGGGTTGAAAACTTTCTTTTGTTGCTTCGTAATTTTTTTGTTTTGATAAACCTTTGATGTATTTCTTAAGTGTCTCGCATTTCATTTTTGCTCTCTCAATGATATCTCCTGCGGAATCGTTGAGTTGATCCTTTGTGGAAACATATCTATTGAAAGAATTTAACTGAGCAATCTGTTCGCTGGTAGCAACAATGTGCTTGCCAAAGTCATCGTGCGGAGCTCCACCGTTGGCTACGTGTCTTGCCATTGCTCGAGCACCTGCCAAATGAACGATAGGATACTTAAATCTTTCGCCTTCTGAATTTTCAACATATAATGAGTTGATGTGTCTTGTTCTTGCACCTGGTACTTCTTCAGCAACAGGTTTGCTGTGCCTAATGATTAATCGAGTTTTGTCTAATGTTTCAAACGAGCTTTTAGATGTGCCTGTTAGGCCTTCTGCTAGTCCTGCTAATTTTGTAATCCTGCTTAATTCTTCTGACATACCGTCTGTATTTACCGTTTGATTCTGATCTGCAAGATTCTTAAAATCTTGTTGAGTGAGGTTATTTTTGGTTATATCTCTCACATCGAAGCCCATTTGGTGAGTTACAGCAAAGTCTTTCAACTCTTTTAAGAACGCATACCAGCCTGTTTTATCGTCTTCATCAATCTTGTCCACAAGTCCTTTGTTATAGAACACTTTTACATTTTCGCCATCTGCTAATGATACAGAGACTCTGCCAAATGTATCTGCATCTTCAGTAAATTCAAAATCAAAGAACACAGCATTTTGAGGGTTTGCTGTTACTTCTCCTAAATTATCACCTATTTGTAGGTTAGAAAACTTGCTTCTAATCTTGTTAAAAAGGTCCTGTGAAGTTTGTGCTGATACCATATGATGTATTTATTTAAACACCTAGACTAGCAAAAATAGGCATCGGTGCTGTGTATTCTGACGTTCTGTTAGTCCAGTGCTCAAAGATCTTAGGATCAAAATCCGCCAATACTTTCATCATACGAGTAGCCAACAGCATAGAACTTACAAGGTCATCGTGCTCGCCTGGTTTACCCTTATAGGACACTCCTGTAGCCACATAGTTTTTAAGTTCTGATATTAAAGGTTTAGAATTTATTTCTAATTTGTTATTCTCAACCAACTCTTTAAATTTAGCACAAGCATCTATTTTGTGTTTAGCAGTGGTATTAAATCCTCTTCTAAATTTACGTCTGTGTCCTTTTCTTATAGGCTCAGATAGGAACATACCACGAATGTTTTCTTCCCCAATATCCATAACTCGCATCAGGGCCGCTTCACCTAATGTATTATTTTCCATAGAATAAAATATGCTCGGTGAGGCAGAGGAATCCTGTTCCATTATGGTGTCGTGGATGTATTTGTTGATTTCTTGTAGTATTCTTATTTGATGATTGGCTGGGGTCATATTATGATGCCACTCCGCCACCTGTTTGAATGTGGGCAATTCAACAACTTGTATTGCGGCATAGTCACCACCTGTACCAATTGCAGGATCCAGTGCTACCATGTATGTGTGTTTGGGTTTGGGTTTAGAATACCAACGTACCTGTCCTTGGTTCCATACAGGATCTTTTCCTTCTAGTTCAATTAATTTTACAGCACTCACAAGAGTCTCGTCGTAGATTAAGAATTCACACTCGTGTTCTCGACGAAATCTTTCCTCACCAATTCTAGATCTTTCAGCGGCCGCCCAAACTTCATCTCGATCAGGATGTTCTGACCAATGTGCTTTGTAAGCAAAGAAACCGTTGGTGCCTGTTATGTTGTCATTGCCAAATTCGTCATATCGTTTGAGTGCTTCTTTCCAAATTAGAGCGAATTGATCTTCATCTGAGTTTGGTGTTGAAGTGATCAAACATTTTCCTCCTGTGGACAATGTAGGAGACAGTGAAGTCCAAAATTCAACAGCCTTCTCAGGCGGTTGAACGAATGCGAACTCATCACAGTAAATCATTGTCAAAGACATACCTCGACCTGTGTTTTCAGTTGTGGTGGTTGCCATGATCTTTGAACCATTATCAAATTCTATCGAGTTCCTATTGTACTGAGTTACTCCTGCTTTAATCCAACTAGGCAACATCTCATAAGCATAACGCACCCTTGACATAATATCTGATGCTCCTGCGTACTTGTGTGCCGCAATCAGTATCTGTGAGTCGGGACGAAACATAGCATACCAAATTAGATAACCAGATGCACAGGTGGTTTTTCCTGTTTGTCGTGGTAACATAGCAATAGAAAATCTATGATTGTTATAAGATTCAATCAATTTTTCTTGATATGGGTATGGTTGAAACGCCATTGAACCTTTTGTAGGATGTTGAATCTTAATGAATTTTTTCATGAAGTATAGTGGTCCTGTTTTTGGATCCATACACTTCTCTAGTTCCAATACCTGATCTTTGGAGTATTTGTGTTTCTTATTGGCCTTTTTAATTTGGTCCGAATCTAAACTTACATATGCCATCTGTGTTATTTAAGGTCGAACTCGTGGTCCACCTTCCTCCATTGAATTCCAAATTCTTCTTGATGTCCTATCTCTAGACTTTTTATTATGCCTTCTATGTAGTCATTCCAATAATCAACGAATGTCTTCACTTTAGGATACTTAGGTGGTATATCCATGGTCTGCCACCAAAACTCATTCAATACATTACGATAATCTGGTAAAGAATAAATCACTTTAACAGACGTTAGTCTTAAACCATTAGAGTATTCGCCAAAGAATTTCATAAAAATACTTATGAAAAATGATTATGCTTTTTTCTCGATAGATTTTGCAATGTCGTGAGCTTTTGTAATTGTGCTCTTTTCTAAAGGTGGTTTATCACCTGTAGACTTCATTGCCTGTGCCATACCAATCGCATAAGGATTTTTTGCTTTTGATGCTTCTTGTTGGTATGCTTCTTTGAATGCGTTGTATTGCTCTTTCAAAGAATTTGCCAATGTTTCAACAGCCATTGCGTTGTCGCCATCTTGTGCTTTTGCAAATTGTTGTTTTTGTCTGTTCAATCCGCCCGAATGTACATTCACCAAATCATCCACTGATTGAGTTTTTGTGTCAGGTTCATTAGCATAATTTTCTTCTTGTTTACCACAGTTTTCACAATCGCAGTCATCGCCACAGTTGCCACCGCAACCACAGTTATTGTCACAACCACAACCTTCTTGTTCTGCTGGTTGATTGATCATTTCTTGATCAACTGGTTGTACACCTGCAAGTTTTAATATCTGCATCATCATTGATGCTTCTTGTGGTGAATCTGTTGAAATTGTTATTGATTCATTTACTGATTCTTTTTTCATTTTATTTTCTCCAACTTCCTCTTTTTCTTTTTGAACTCTGTTCCAAATGTCCATATGTTGACCATTGTGTTTTTTAATAAATTCTTCTTTGCTCAGTTCCACAGCATCCTGTTCAATGTCCATCAACATTGCTTTCACAGCACCTTCTGTTTGTGCTGGATTAGTTCTTTCCACATTTTTGATTGCATCACCTACACTGTGACCTTTTTGTTCGTATTCTCTTAATTTTTGTAAGATGTCGATCATTTCCATGGTGCTTATTTCCTTTTTGGGTCTGGGTGTGGGTTAGTTGATTTAGAAAGAGGACTTGCGTTGCCTTTTTCTTCTTTGGCTTGAATGTCTTGAGTTTTATTGTCTGTGCCTTTTTCGATCTCGTATTTTTCTTTTCGATCTTTTAATAATTCTTTTAATAGAGAAGCATTGGCTTTATCACCATACACTTCGTCTGCTTTTACTTTTGGAGCATCTTTGTATTCAACATCCTGCAACACTGAAGCATACTCATTTTTTGCTTTTACTTTTGCATCTGCTTGATACTGTTCTGTAGGCTCACCTGGCTTACGCACAACGATTTGATTCTTTGCAAGATTTAGATAGTTTGCTAGATATTCAGTCATTTCGAACACAGATGCTGGATAGTTTGTTGTGGCATCGAAAATTGTTACATTTGTGTTTTTGAATTGTGGGAAATCTAACGGTGTTTCTTGAATTGGATAACTTTTTCCTGCTGAAAGTTTAGCAACATCAAATTTGCCCAATGCAGTTTCTAATTTATCAGCAAAGCCTTTGTCTAATTCGCCCGCTACTTTGATCTTGTAGTCGTATTGTTTTGCAGATTCTGTTAGATATTGTGTAAATGTGCTCATAATAGATGTATTTAGTCTTTTTTCATAAGTTTCTTCATTAATTCGTTGCGGTCGCTGATAACAAACCCTTCCGATTCCACTGCTTCTGTGGTCTCTCCGCCGTCTTTGTCCAATTTTAACTTTTTAAGTTGCAGTTCCACCATTTTTAATTTGTTGTTGATTTTGTTGTTTTTAGCATCAATAGCATTACGCAACATTGTGGATGCAACCTCAAATATACGACCGGAATAGCGTGAGTCCACGTTCATTCCTAAATCCATTAGATTCTTATAAGACTCTTCTGCTTCTACGGCCAGCTTGTCTAACTCTAGATCAGATAGTTCTCCTAAGCCTTTGACTTGGGGAAGTGCTTTTTCAATTTTGTCAAACTCGGCATAAGTGGCCTTAAGAGCGGCCGCTGTCTGCGGGTCAACATTTTTGCCAACTGTTCTATCTTTGCCTTCGCGTTTAATTTCTTTTTCATCGACTTGTTTAAAGGCTTCTTTGACGTTTGGTAAATTTAATATATCTTCTAACTTTTTTGTCATCTAAACTATTTACGTGTGCCCTGATGAAATAATTGCTCTTCTGATACTACTCTAAACTGTATTTTTCTCTGTCGAGCATAGGCAGATGCCGCTTCCCATTTGGCATGATTGATCACAACTTGTGTTTTCCTGCCCATACTTTTACCAGCTCTCTCCATAGTGGTCTGGTTCATGGGTTTGACTTCTATCATCTCTGCGTGTTTCTTTCCATTTTTGTCCATGTACACAATAAAAAAATCTGGCACATAAATTGTGTACTTGCCTGTGATAGGATGACGATAAGGAATTTGTATTGCCTCTGATGCCCACTGATACACATTAGGATGTTCGTCACACAATCGCATAAACGAATGTTCCCAACTGCTTCTATAGGTAGGGGTTTTTGTTCCCACATATTTGGCTGGATTCTTGAGTACAAACTTTCCTCGAGCAAACTTCATTAGGCAATAATATTTCTTGAAATTGCAGTTTTTTGCGTTCTATTATTTCTTACACCTAATCGAGATGTTTTATATCTGTTGGCGTTAAGCACTACTGTAATTAATTCAGAAAGTTGTACAGGTGATGCTGTAGTTAATTGATCTAATATGGTTTGTGGGTTTACAGAATCTATTTTAGCCTGTTGTAAAATTACATAAGCAGTCTCTTCTGCTGGCTGTCGATCAAATCCCCTCTTAACAAAGAATCCTATAGCAACATCGAGATCATTTTGATTTAGTTGGAATGGTTCTACTCGATCTGTAGAAGTTAATTTGGCAATAGTTTTTTGTAAACTATCTTGATCCTGCTGAGGTAAATTTGTATAAAATTCAGTCATTATATATTCGCTCTTTCTGCTACAATATTTACATTGTTGGTTGTTCTTGAAATTTTTATGTATCCTTCTGTGGTTAATTTAGTTATATCTGTTAGTACTCTCGATCTATAAACATTTTTTTGTTGATCAGTGAGAGACGCATAAGACACATCGCTTTGTGCCACTGTCTGTCCTTGACGTGAACCGATCTGTTTATAATATATGCCTGCCGCAATTTCATCTTTTAGTGTTGAATTATTTGAAACTAAATTAAACGATTCCGATGGAGAAAGATAGTTAACAGTATCAATTACAACATTGTTCGCTGTGTTTGATTTCTTAGTCTTATCATCTATAGCACCTTTGGCATTGGCTATAGCACCTCCCACTGCTAGTGCGGCTACAGCCGCATTACCAATTGAAAAATTACCTACTGGATTAGTTATAGTGCCTGCTTGTTTGCCAATATCTAATACACCCTCTTTCACAATGCCTTTTAATTCTTCTTTCACTGCTTGTTTAGCATCAATTTTTTTAACATTGTTATATGTGTTTATACCTTTTAGAATTGTGCCTAAACCTACACGGCCATTCGCTACATCGCCAATTACAGAACCAATACCTTCTACAATTCCTCCAGGTCCAAAAATACTTGTTGTACCTCTGCCTAATGCTGACAACGGAGATGGTTCCATATCGTAATGTATGGTTGCAAAATTATTAGGTGCATTCTGTGAAATAGTACCAGCACGATATAAAACAGTTTCGTAAAAAACTTGCATAGTATTTGCCATTATTCCGTTGCCTTGAGTTTGATCCACCGTGTCATGTGCAAAACTGCCAATTACAGGATTAATAAGATGAAAAGAAGTAAATTGATGTTTGTGTAGTACAAATATTTGAATTGAATTTAACAAAGGTTGTTTTCTTTTTTGATTGCCATCCATACCAAATTGAGTTCTATTAAGTCTTGACTCAGGATCATACAGCGTGTCTCGAGTAGTATTAACACTGCCTGTAGATTCTACTGTTATACTATCCATAATATTATATTCGTAATAGGCTTTCCAAAAAGCATTTACTATATCATAATGATCGTCATGAAACGTTATATTCACAGGCAGGTATGTTATACCAGTCATTACATTGACTTTTTTATTATATTGTCTTTTTTGTTCTACGTTTAAATCGTATTTGGGTAAATCACATGATTTGACCAACATATTCAGTTCTTGTTTTTCGTTGGCTGTAAATTTTCTTGTAAATGTTGAATCATTTAAATTAAAAACCACGTGAAACAGAAATTTCTGTTTTGGCATTAATTTATGATTGTCGGCTATGTATAATCTTGATGCGTGAGCATAGTCTTTCATTCCTGGAAGACCATTTGAGAAACCTGCTAAAAAATTATTGATACTTGGCATACTCTATATTTATGGCCATAAAAAAAGCGCCGTTAAAGGCGCTTCTTTTAATTTTAAATGTTAACGAAACTAGATACCGCCGCCTGTTGATAACGAACCAACAGTTCTTGTTAGAGCAGAGCCAATACCTGTACCTTGCGGTGTTTGTATAGCATTATCGTATCTAATTTGTAATGTGATTGTTGCTGGTGTTGATTCAGCGTAGTTAAGACCATTGTAGTTAACAGACTCAACATATGAACCATATAATTCAAAAGTTTCTAATATGCCAGGAGCAGAAGCACCGTTGCCTCCGTCTAACATTTCAATTCTTGTAGTGAATTTATAGTCAATTCCTGAAGCGGCAGAAGCCTGTTCAAAGAAATCAAATTGTTTCTGTACTTGTTCACCAACCAATTTAGATACTGAGTTATTAACGTCATCTCTAAGGTTAAGTGTAATTGGTTCCCAAGTATGTTTACCAGCAATATAAACTCTTGAGTTGTACACGTCTAGTGTTGTGTTCTCAAATGTTAAATTTGGTCGAGTCACATCCATAACCTGTTTAGTCAATTCTGATCTTGGTGTGGATACACCGAAGTTCTCAAGAACTACTCTAAACCTATATGAAAGTTTTGGCATCAACAAACCCTGTGATGCTGAACTCTGATCGTTTGCTAGTGGTACTGTAAATTTTGAAAGTGTTGAAATTGCCATATTGCTCCTTTATTTACCGAGGATTAAGATCCTAAGTTTGCTATCTCCCCTGTGTTTTTGATTCTTAAAGGTATGTAAATAAATTCAACCGATTTAACTGGTTCAATCGCAATATCCACATACAGTTCATTCCTGTCGATTCTTGTAGGCGTGTTGTTTGTGTCGTCACACACTACTAAGAAATCGTATAACGCTCTTTGACCTACTAGTTCTAACAAGAATGATTCGATCGCTCCTTTGATCTCGTTTCTTGTCAATGAATCATTTGGTTCAAAGATGAACGGTTTCGCAATTGCATCTAATTGTGATCTTAGATACACTGTTAATCTTGAAACGTTAATTCTGTCTAATGCTGAACTTGAACTTGTTTTAGTTAAGTTACCAAAGTTTACAATGCCCGCACCTGAGAAGAAAGTGATTGGGTTAACTTTTGCAGTGTGCATTGAATCTCTCACTGATTCTGTCAATGAAATCTGTGCAAATTCACCTTCAGCGTCAATGTATCCAACTGCTGTTGCATTGTCAACAATACCTCTTCTTGTACCTGCTGGTGCAAACCAAGGATAACCAACGTTGTCGTTGTTAGCAAGAGTTCTTAACATCATATGTGATGATGGAACTACTATTGAGTTACCTGAGTTATCTGTTGTTCTTCCTGATGGATAAAACACTCCCAAGTAATCAGATGCAGTAACTAAACCGTTTTCGCCGTTGTCACTCGCACCTGCCGAGTTATTAGCCCAGCTAGTGATTGCAGTTGATGATCCTGATAATCTAAAAGGAGTATCACCGACAACAAATGCTGTGTTATTTCTGTCTGTATTCAAATTAACCATTTCAGATATAACTTCTGGATAACCTGGACAAGCTATTATGTTAAAGCCTCTTTGATCTTCTCTAATCGCTTGATTAGTATTAATCTCAGCTTTTAATTGATTAGTAATTACACCTCTCTGTGCTTTTCTTCCGAATGTACCTGCACCGTTTGATTGGTTGGCAGATTTTGTCACCCATCTGTCTGGGTAGTAACCACTTACAGCTTCATTAGAATATCTAATGTTACCTAGTCCAGAACTTCCTGAACCTGGGTAAGCAGTTTCAGTGATGTATGAGTTTTTGTATTCTTTGACGTTGTATCCTGATCTTCTTGTGTTGAACAACAAGATTGATTTTGGATAAAGTGCTGGATTTGGAGCATCTGGATCTAAGAAACTGTTGCTTAAAAGATCTTTAATTGTTGATGCTGTGCCTACTCCTGTGTTACTGTTTGCTGATTTATCTGTAGATGTGTGCCATCTAGCATCTGCGAACACAATACCGTCTTCTGTGGTTTGATCAGTAGTATCAATCAGTACCCATCTAGCACCTGTTGTTGTTACCACAACACCGTTGCTAGTGTTTGAAGATGAAATTGTTGCACTTGTATCATATTTGTAGATTTTTGGATAGTTTTCTAAATCTGATGTGTCAATCCATAAATCGTTTGTCACTAGTGGTGTACCATCTGATTGTGTAGAAGGCGCAGTTGCACTGAATTGTGGACCATTTGGATCAGTTGTTGTGTATACTTCTTTGTAACCTTTCCAAGTAGTTCCATTGTGAACCATGATATCTGCTTCTAAGTTTGTGTTGTACCATAATGTACCATTTACAGGTTCATTAGTTGGTGCACTTGCTGAAGCAGTGTATGATAATCTCTTCCAGTTAGAAGCCATGATAGCCGCTGGAGTTGTAGAGTCTTCTGTGTCTCCTGCAGGCACGTCATATAAATTATCGATTAATGTTGTTGAATTTGCTGTGTAAGTTCCATAACTGTGTGCAGTTGCAGTTGAGAAACCAGCATCTGCTAATGGAGTTCCTGACACGTCCCACATTCTAAATTCACCACCTAGTTTGTGTTTGATTTGGATAGCACCTCTGTAATCACCTGAAGTGATAACTGATGCTTCTAAGTTTGTGAACCCAGCCGCCGCAAATGCTGTTACGAAATCATCTGCGTCACCTAATGTTGAACCATCACCTGAAATCATTGTAACTGTTTTTGCAGTAGCCAATGCTTCTTGATTCTTTAATGATTCTTGAACTTTGAATGTTTCTCCTGCTGTGAAAGAAGGGTAAGCTGTTTTAGATGAAATAATAGTGTTTCCGCCTTCGTATCTGAAAGTTTGGAAATCACCTAGTGCACCGATTGTTGTGTCAAATTGTCCTAAAATGCTTTGCTCAGTTACATTGTATTGAGTGTAAAGAGCGCCTCGTCCAATTGCTGTACCACCGTTTGATGGATCTAAGTTATAGATCGCTGAGTGGTTGGTTGCATATAAAGGTGCGTCTACAGTTGACCACTGTGCAGATGATGAGCTGTATAACTTAACAGAGATGTCAGCACCTGAGTTTGGAGTAGTTGTTTTAAACCAAACAGAACCATTAGGTCTGTTTTCATCAGCAGTTTTCCATTCTGGTCTTGCTGTGTGAGCCTCCTGTACGAATTCAGGTCCTTTGTATACTCCTGCTGTGATACCTGTCACAGTTAAGATTGTTCCTGTACCGTTTGCAATTCTAATTGCGTTGTGAACAGTTGAATCACCGTATGCTAAACCATTGTGGAATAGTTGGAATTTTCCTGTCACTGCATCAACGTCTGCTGAGACACTTGGAATGTTCGCAGAATTGATTGATGTTTTCAATGCCGCAAAAGTTGTTCCTGACAGTGTAACTGTTACACCGTTGATAACGATAGTGTTACCGTTTACAAGAGTGCCTGATGTTGCAGTACCTTCAATTACTGGGTGGCTAGTGTGCCAAGCAGTTGAACCTAATTGTACCCAAACATTAGAATCATTCTTGTAGTAAATTTTATTTGTTACGTGAGTGGTATTAATCGCGTAGTCACCTTGTGAACCAACGCTAGTTTTTGGAGCACCAGTTGAAACGTTTCCAACTAGGTCTGATGTGCTAGTGATGATAATTGGTGTGATTGTTGTGAATGCTTGATTAGTTTTTGACCACTCAAAAATTCCGTATACTGAACTTGATGTGTCTAGCCAGTACGTTTGATCTGTCGGAGCCGCACTAGGAGCAACAGCCGAACCTGCAAGTTCTGATAAATCGACGTTTGCTCTTAATACAAATGCTCTGTTAGCAATTCCTAAGAAAGAATATGCCGCTTGTAATCCGTATTCGTTCAACTCATAACCATTGATTGGATTATTTGCTGAATCTGTATAAAACTTTGGATCTCCAAAAGTCTCTGTTAATTCTCTTTGTGATGATATTAGATAAACTGTATTTGCATTGGCAGTTCTAGTTCCCGCCGCTGTGCCAGTTCCTGCACCGTTTGTTTTGTCTTGAGCTGTTGCAACAATTAGTAGAGGTGTCGTGCCCGCATCTGCTGGTACGTAGAAACTCTCGTTTATTACTGAAACTTCAACTCCTGGTGATGTTAATGCCATTTTAAGTTCTCCTTGCAAGTATAACTGATGTATTTATAGGTATTTGCGTAAAATACGGTAAAATCCTGACAATCTGCGGTACCTATATAGGCGACGTAAATACACACAATGAAAAGACCGCTGTGTAAAACCTGTCAATCACGACCACGTGCCTATGCCTATCGTAAGGACGCTAAAATATACTGGCGTTCTGAATGTGACCACTGTATAAGAAAAAATAAAAAACTCAAAACAGGTGGGCAGGCTCGTTGGCAGACTGCTGGATATAAAAAGAAACCGCGTTGTGAGTTGTGTGGATTTAAAGCAGTGGTACCACTGCAACTAGATGTGTATCACGTGGATGGCAATAAGAACAATACCAGTGTTTATAATTTAAAAACTATATGTGCCAATTGTCAACGATTAAAAAGTACACAAGAGTTAGGGTGGACTATAGGAGACTTGGAAGTTGATTAGTAATTACTATTTGTAGTAATTTCTTTCATTATTGTGTCAATATTTTTATATAACTCTTCTTTAGTTCCTGAGTTATCAATTTCGTAATCAAACTCTTGTCCTATCCAATCCCACTCTGATCGATGTATGCCTTTTGCCTGCATTTCTTCCTGTGTGGGTAACTCTCCTCTTTTCACGAGTATAATTTTTCCACCCTGTTTACGTATTGTTTTTATTTCGTTGATAAAACGAGTGTCAGATATAATAGTATTTGCACCTCGGTATCTAGCAATAAGACTATCAACCCAGATAGAATCTAGCATACCACCTCTACAAACTTCTGTGCCAAAATATTGTAAAATATATCTTGGAGTTATGGATTTGCCAAATTTTTCTGACCAAAACTCGTCAGGTCGTTCTCTCCACTCTCGAGATTCTTTGGTCTGTCCTTCTAATAATTCTCTGTCCCACCCAAATATATTTGCAGTTGCATCTTTTAGACTTTTTGCAAAACTGTCTCTTTTAAATCCGTAATTGTCCACAAGATGTGCGGCCACTGTGTCCTTACCAGAACCTATTAAACCAACTAAACCTATAAGCATAAAAACTATATTAACAGTTTTTTATTCTCTTTTCAAGTTCTTTTTTGATCTCTTTCACTGCCGAGAGCATATGATAGGTAATTTTCCAGTTAGGTCCTGCTTTGAGTAAAACTTCTAATGCTATTGTTAATTGTTTGAGTTGTCTAAACGAGAGTGAAGACAGTTTTGAAAAGTATTTGTTTTTTGCCATAATTATGTGCCTTTCTTTTGCCTAAGTTGCTGATTATTTAATATATTTAGAAAAAGAATTAACCGATAACAAAACTAAAAGGTGTGCCACCTTCTTGATAGTTGTTAATCTCAAGATCAAGACGTTGCATTTCTGCTTCACCTTCTTGTTTCAGTGCATCACCGTTTAGTGTGGTGCCTCCTTGTGGTCCTGCGATGGTATTAAATTTGCCTCGTGCTTGACCTAATATAGTTTTACACACTGCTAGAGTGTAATCTCTGATCCACGGTTTAGAATAGATATCTTTGAACAGTGTAATATCTGGACGATAATTGTCACAGTGTAAAACAACAGTTTCTTTGTCTGCTCTAGGTCGCTGAGTGATTGTTAGAGTTTTTGTTGCGTTGTCGTAATGATGTTGAATAAATGATCCAAACATTTTACCCACTAATTCTTGATAAGAAGCAAAAGCAAAATATGTGGCTAGTCCACCAGTTGCCCCAGCTCTTAACAGATAGGTATTTGTGTAGGCAAGGTTAAATGGTTCAAACAGAGTTCCACCCTCGCCACCTTCTGTTCTGGATCCTACAGTTCTTCTACCCACTTCTCTCACATTGATCACTTCGTTAGGTAGAATATATTTGTTTTGATTTTGTGTTAGTTCTAAAAAAGAGTATGATTCTTCTGTGGCATTTGATGAACGTTGTCTGTATCTGTTTATTGCTCTTTCCAGCGCCGTTTCGTAGTGTTTTGGATCTAATTCCACATCGACTATGCCCTCACCGAGGTTATTTTTTACATAATCATATATCTCTTGTTGACCTGTTTGTAACTCTGACATACACATATTTATGGTAGCGCCGCATTCAATAAATATGTGTGATATGCCGCGACTTTCACTATACAAGCCAGAAAAAGGCAATGACTATAAATTTATGGATAGAACCATTAATGAGCAGTTTTCTGTGGGTGGCACTGACATATATCTACACAAATATTTAGGTCCATATGACCAAGGGTCAACCAACAAAGACGGTGCGGCCTCTCCCACACAACCACAATATTCTGGAGATTCGTTGAACGAAAGAACCATACAAGATTTACTGTTTTTAGAAAACAGAGACAGAAAATATTCGCCAGATGTCTATATTTTAAGAGGCATTTATAATGTACAAGATATGGATTTTAATCTATCACAGTTTGGTATGTTTTTGCAGAACGACACTGTGTTTATGACTGTGCATTTGAACGACACTGTGGAAAGAATTGGAAGAAAAATAATGTCAGGAGATGTTATTGAATTACCGCATATGAAAGACGATTTTGCATTGGATGAAAACATTCCTATAGCACTGAAAAGATTCTATGTGGTTGAAGATGTCAACAGAGCGGCAGAAGGATTTTCACAGACCTGGTGGCCACATCTTCTAAGATTAAAATTAAAATCTATTGTGGACTCGCAAGAATACAAAGACATTCTAGAAAAAGAAGTGGGAGATACAGGCAATACTCTGGCTTCGTATATGAGCACATACAACAGAGAAAGAGAAATTAACACTCAAATTGTATCACAAGCAGAATCAGATGCTCCTAAATCAGGATTTAATTATAAACAATATTATGTTACTCCAATTGACGAGAGAGGTAATGTTAGAAAAGAAGGCATTTCAGAAGGTAAAGCGTCTTCAGATGAATCAATTAATGCTGTAATAGATACACCGGCCGCATCACATTACGGTTTTTATCTTGATGGCGATGGCATCCCACCAAACGGTTATGTTGCAGGTCACGGTGGTGCATTTCCAACATCAGGCATAGACAAAGGAGATTATTTCCTAAGAACAGATTATTTGCCTAATAGATTATTTCGTTACGATGGTACTAGATGGGTCAAAGTAGAAGATGCTATAAGAATGACCACAACAAATACTGATTCAAGATTAAATTATAAAACCAGTTTCATTAACAATTCAAGTAGTAACACTATTAACGGTTTAACTGTACAACAGAGACAATCATTAACAGATGCACTAAAACCTAAGGCTGACGATTAATGCTACATTTTTACGACGGACAGATAAGAAAATTTTTAACTCAATTCATTAGAGTATTGAGTAATTTTAACATTGAAGTGGGCAAAGGTGCAGATGGTACTGTACAATTAAAACAGGTTCCTTGTGTGTACGGAGATGTTACTCGTCAAGTGGCAAATATTCTGAGACAAAATTCTGAAAATGCTCTTGTGTATGCACCTAAGATTGCGGCATATATCACAGGACTAGAATACGACAGAGAACGTATGCAGAATCCTTATCACATAGAAAAACAACATTTAAAACAGAGAGACAGAAATGCCGATGGCACATACAACGAAAATTTAGGTGCTGGTTACACCATTGAAAAAGTTATGCCATCTCCGTTTCGTTTAAATGTTCAGGCAGATATTTTCACCACAAACACAGATATGAAATTGCAGATAATGGAACAGATCCTTTATCTATTCAATCCAGATTTTGAAATACAAAAATCAGACAACTATATTGATTGGACATCATTGAGCTATATTGAATTAAGAGATGTAAGTTTTTCTTCAAGAACTATTCCAATTGGTACTGAAACCGAAATAGATGTTGCTTCAATGACTTTCTCAATGCCTATATGGTTATCTCCACCAGTTAAAGTTTCTAAATTGGGTGTGATTGAAAAAATTATTATGTCAGTATACGATGACGACGGTGGCATTACAAAAGGTTTAATAGATGGCTCTTTACTATCAAGGAGTTATATTACACCAGGCGGATTCAATATATTCTTAGCAGGAAACCAATTAAGACTATTTGGAACTACAGGAATAAACGTTAAATCAGGCGGAGATGGCTATTATACAGGTGCTTCTGCCACAGATCTAGATCCTTTCACAACATTTGGTCCACCAATCAACTGGAATACACTGTTGAATCAATATGGCAAAATTACAAATGGTATATCACAAATAAAATTAACACAAGAAAATGGTAACGAAGTAGTGGGCACAATTGCACCATCTCCGTTGGACGAATCTATTTTAGTGTTCAGCATAGATTCAGACACAGTACCCACAAATACTCTTACTGCTGTATCAAAAATTATTAATCCATTAACATTTGACCCAGGCACTCCAGCAAATGGCACTCGTTATCTTGTGGTAAACGACATTGGAGATTCCACAAATACATTTGATGCCACTGCTTGGGGTAATTTACGAGCCAGCACAAACGACATTATTCAATATAATTCTTCCACAGGTAAATGGGGAGTGGTATGGGACGCTTCAGATCCAGATTCCACAGTAGCATATATTACAAATTCAAACACAGGTATACAATACAAATTCACCAACGGTGCTTGGGTTAAAAGTTATGAAGGTATCTATGTTGCAGGCAAGTGGACTCTTGTGTTATAATCAATAAATGGAAAAAAATATAATTTGTTCAGGTGCATTATTTTATGCTGTCAACACCAAACGTTTCTTATTCCTACAGCGAACAGATGGTAAAACACAAGGTATGTGGGGACTGGCTGGCGGTAAAACTCGTTTCCAAGAGTCAGCATTTGATGGATTAAAGAGAGAAGTTCAAGAAGAATTAGGTACAACTCCCTCGTTCAAAAAAGTCATACCACTGGAATTATTCACGTCTAATGATCAAAAGTTTTTCTTTAATACCTATGTGATTGCTGTACAGGAAGAATTTTTACCTAAACTAAATCACGAACACTCATCATATGCGTGGTGTGCATTTGAGTGTTGGCCAAAAAATCTACACGCAGGATTGCGGAACACTCTTAATAACAAATCAATAAAAGGTAAATTACAAACTATTTTAGATCTGATAGTTTAAAAAGTACACTTGACCTGTCCACCGGGGGTGGCATTTTCCCTGATGTCCTGGATGATCGCGCCGGGTGAGGGTTTATTATCTGTGACAGAATCCGTGGCTGTCTTTTCTTTTTCTTTGTTGATGGTGATCGTGGGTTTGACTCCACACTCTTTGATAGAGGTACAGCCGTTCAGAACGATCAATAACAGTAGAAAGGATATTATTCTCATTGTGGATTAGTTCGACGGGTAACGTATCCAAGGATACCAAAAAGCAGTCACCAGCTCTGTGGTGTTGTATACGATCTTCCAAGGGCATTCCATCCATTCCAACTCATAAGTGTATTCCTGGAAGTTGCCCGCGTTGGGTTCCAATTGATTATTGTAACCACGTATGGGGTCAACAGGTGTTGCTGTTTTTTCCGCAGTTGGAAATATATCCCATGGGCTCGTCATAAACATAATACTATTTAACAAGACCAATGATACCTAAAACTAGTAATATTGTAGGTAACAGGCTCAATACTATCAACACGATCCTGTCTTTGATCTTTTGTCTTGCTCGTTTCACGGCGCCAGCACCATAGGTGATGACCTTCCACTCGCAGTGATTATAGGGCCACATTATTCGTATCTCCTTGCGTATCTCTTGGCCAGTTCCACATCACCGTGCCTCAACAGCGTGGTGACCACAAAACTGACGTGTAGATCTCTAAAAATTTTCTTCATCTTCTTCCACATATTTTTTCACACTCCGAGCCCGCGTTGAAGCAGGCCCGGCGATGTAAATTGCTCTCTTTACTTCTGAACTGCACCGTTGAAGAATGCTTCAGTTGCTTTCTTCACGTTGTCTTGGAACGTTTTCACGTTCTTTTGTACCGCGTCTGGTGACAGGCTGTCAGCAAATTGTTTGTTGATGTTGCTCGCGTAGTTCTGCACGTTCTCCATCAATACTTTTGCCGCTTCTGTGCTTGGCACGTTGCCAGTCACGAATTCATTGAACTTCTTCGCAGTTTCGATGATTGACTCAGCAGTGATTACCGGGTATTTGAATTCGGCAACAACTTGATCACCATCTTTTCTCACAGATGTTTCAAATTCTTGTTGCTTGATTGAATAGTTGAATTCAGCGATGTTCTTCGCTAATCCTAATAGGTCCGCTCTGATTTCATAAGCGTTTCTTTGTGTGTTTGCCATTGTTGGCTCCTTTTGTTTGTGTTTGTGTGTATATGTTGCTATGCAACATAATTATTTATACATAATATGATGAAAAGTATTATTTGTCAACCAGGTATTT